ATGATCCCTATATCCTGATGTACGATGGGCGTATTACATCAATTAAAGAAGTCCTACCTATACTTGAAGGTATTAGTCAACAGAATAAATCATTGCTTATTGTAGCTGAAGATATTGAAGGAGAAGCCCTAGCAGCAATGATTGTTAATAAGATGAGAGGTATCCTTAAGTGTTGTGCTGTAAAAGCTCCTGATTTTGGAGATAGACGTACTATGATTTTAGAAGATATGGCTACACTTACTGGTGGAATTGTTATTTCTAAACAAAAGGGTATGAAGCTTGATAAAATTACCCTTGATATGTTAGGTAAATCTCGTGGGGTTACCATTACTAAAGATGAAACTACTATTGTAGATGGAAATGGTAATGAAAATGCTATTATGGCTCGTCTTGAGGAAATCAAATCTCAAATCGAAAAAGCAGAAAGCACATATGCTAGAGAACAACTCCAACAACGACTTGCTAAACTTGCAGGAGGTGTAGCAATCATTAATGTAGGTGGTCATACAGAAGCCGAAATGAAAGAACGTAAAGATAGAGTAGATGATGCTTTACACGCTACTAAGGCTGCTATTGAAGAAGGTATTATCCCAGGTGGTGGTTTAGCTCTCCTTCATTCAGCATATAATACAAGTTGTGAAACTAAAAATTATGATGAAGAACTAGGATGTAATATTATGAAATCTGTCCTCCAGAAACCATTTGAACAAATTCTTATTAATGCTGGATTGGAAGATGAAGTACATTCTATTAAATATTCTATCTTAGGTCAAGAAAGCAAAAATGTAGGTTATGATATTAAAGCTTCTAGTTTAATAAACTTATTTGAAGCTGGAATTATAGATCCTACTAAAGTAACAAGATGTGCTCTTGAAAATGCTGTATCAGTAGCAGGAACTATCTTAATTACTGAATGTGTAGTAGTAGATAAACCTGAAGAAAAGGTTGACTCTGAACCTTCTATGTTTTAAATTTAGGCTTTAAAAAAACCAATATGGATATTTTAACTGAAAAGTATAGACCACAATCTCTTGATGAATTTATTGGCAATGAACAAATTAAAAATAAAATTCAACAATATATTGATGATAATACTTTACAAAATCTATTATTGTTTGGTCCAGCTGGGGTCGGTAAGACCTCACTGGCCAAACTAATAGTAAAACAATTAGATGCTGAATACCTTTATATCAATGCAAGTGATGAAAGAGGAATCGATACTATACGAGAAAAAATCATTCCCTTTGCTTCTAGTATGGGATTTAAATCTCTTAAAATAGTTATTCTTGACGAAGCTGATTATTTAACTCCCCAAGCTCAAGCTACATTACGTAATACTATTGAAACTTTCATTTCTAATTGTCGTTTCATATTTACTTGTAATTATCTTGATAGAATTATATTGCCTTTACAATCACGTTGCGTTTCCTTTAATATTTTACCCGTTGATAAAAAAGAAGTAGGCCGACATATAAAACAAATATGTGATAAAGAAAATATATCCTATACCAAAGATGATTTAGCTAATATTATTTTAACCTTTTACCCAGATATTCGAAAAATCCTTAACACACTTCAGGGTAGCATTTCAAATAATACTTTAACTATAGATAATAAGTCATTAGTTAATACTGATTTTGAAAATAAAATTATTGAATCATTAAAATCTAAATCTAATATTAATACCTTAAGACAAATTATTGCTGATAGTGGAGCAACCCAATTTGAATCTCTTTTTAGATGTTTATATGATAATGTAGAACAATATACTACTAAAATAGGAGATGCTATAGTAATAATAGCCCAATATCAATATGAATATTCTTTTGTAATAGACAAAGAAATTTGCATAGCAGCAATGTTAAATAAACTAACAAAATTATGAGTAAAAATTCAGCCCAACAGAGAGTAGACCAAGTCCAAGAATGGTATAAGTGGTTTAACAAAAAATATAATCGTTATAACCGCATTAAAGCAAGAAAACAAGCTAAACTTTTAAATAATAATGACGAAGCCCCCTCAATTTAACATTGATTTTTCTCAAACCCATCCATTAAAATGTGATGAATGTGGAAATCAATATTTTAACGAAGTTCTTATGATTCGTAAATTGTCTGCGCTATTATCTCCAACAGGACAAGCAGCATTAATTCCTATCCCTATGTACGCTTGCAGCAATTGTAGACACGTGAATGAAGAATTTCTCCCTGAAGATCAATGACACCTTTTGATTTTGTAAAATTACTCCATAATAAACAAGTTAAGTGGGAAAATCTAACTGAAGAAGATCGCAAAAGTTGGAACACATATATTATAAACAAAGCTCTTAGTTTTGATTCTAATTATTTAGATATAGTAAATAAAATCCAACCCCATACTGGGGGACAATTAGACCCATCTGCTATATTTAAATATTATCAATATGTGCTTCCCAACAGATACAAGTATAATAAATGGATAAAAACTAATAAAGTGAGAGAATTTAATACTGATTTGCTGATAGCAATGAGTGATCATTATGAATGTTCTATTTCTCAAATAGAAGAATATTTGGGATTTTTAGACAAAAAAGAAATTAAAACCACTCTTGTAACTTTAGGTTATCAAGATGATCAAATTAAAAAATTATTAAAATGATTAATTTTACCCCAGAAGATAATGCCGCTGTAGAGTGGTGTGAAAGTAATTATCCTGAGTTAACTCAAGAATATAAAAAAATTATGATGGAACAATATATTTTATTCTGTAAAAAACATCGTAATTATGGCACTTCCAATATTAATATAGGAACTAATTTAGAAACAGAAGCTGATGTTAAACTAGCTCTCACAGGACTTTGGTTTAGACTTAATGATAAAATTAGTCGCCTTAAAAATTTAGTAATATTAGGACAGCCTGATGTGGTTAATGAATCTGTAGAAGATACTTTTAAAGACCTTAGTGTATATGGTGTTATAGGGCAAATTGTTCAAAAGAAAAAATTTAAGTGATTTTAGAAAATATTGAAAATACTATAGTCCCAGAAATGGACTATAACGCCTATAAAATGGTTTCTTATACCCAATTTTCAATGTGGAGTGAATGTCCGCATAGATGGAAATTGGCATACATTGATAAACATAAATCCCCTCCTAGTATTAATTTAGCATTTGGAACTGCTGTTCACGAAACGCTTCAAGAGTATTTAAAACTTATGTACCACGTTTCTATAAAATCAGCTGATGAATTTAACATTCATTTAGATTTTCAAGAGCGTCTTTTAAAATTATATCAAGAATACAAAGATCAATTAAATGCTAATTTTGCTACTAAAGATGAATTAGTTGAATTTATTAATGATGGATTAGAAATTATTGATTATTTTATTAAATATCGTCAACTTCATTTTTCTAAACACGAAATTAAACTATTGGGAATTGAAAGTCCTATATTAATTTCACCTCACGAAAAATATCCTGATGTAAAACTTTATGGTAAATTAGATTTAGTATTTTATAATGTAACAGAACAAAAAGTTATTATTTGGGATATAAAAACATCTACACGGGGTTGGTCTAAGTACGATAAAGAAAATAAACTCAAAACTTCTCAAATGGTATTGTACAAAAGATATTATTCTGAACAATATCAAGTTCCTATAGATTCTATTGAGTGTAAGTATTTTATCCTTAAACGTAAAATACCTGATGATCCATTGTACCCTGCTATGAAAAGTCGGATTCAAATATTTGAACCCACCACAGGTAAAACTACAATTAATAAAGTAGTTAAACAACTTCAAGAATTTATTGAAGATTGCTTTGAGGGTAATATTTATAAAATGAAGGAATATAAGAAAAATCCTTCAGACAAAACTTGTAAATATTGCCCATTCAATGACAAACCTGAATTATGTGATAAAAAATCTTAAAAACGGAACATTTCCGTTTATTATAGCTTTAAGTGCTCTATCAGTATCAGTTTCAGCAGCTTTTTACTCAGTTACTGGATTGAGTAAATTGTTTGCTGGAGCTAGTACTGAAGTACTTATTATGGCTAGCTCTTTAGAAATATCTAAACTTGTTATAGCTTCTTTACTTTATCAATACTGGAATGTTATAAATAAGGTTCTTAGAACATATTTAACTATAGCTTGTGTTACATTAATTTTAATAACATCAGCTGGTATATATGGGTTCCTTTCATCAGCTTATCAAGAAACAGCTAATAAAGCTGGAAATATTGATGCTCAAGTTGAACTTTTAGAAAAAAAGAGAGACAATTATAAAGAGCAATTAATTATATATAATACTGAAAAAGAATCTATTAATACTTCTATTAATAATTTAAGAACTGGTCTATCAAATAATACATCACAACGTGTTGATCAAAAAACAGGCCAATTAATTATTACTTCTTCCACAGCCAATAGAAAAGCCTTAGAAAAACAATTAGACCAAGCTATAATAAGACAAACTTCAGTTAACCAAAAAGTTGATAGTTTAAATACTTTAGTATTTGATATTGAAACTCAAATTGTGGATGTTCAAACTAATGGTGAATTAGCCAGTGAGTTGGGTCCTCTTAAGTACTTATCTAACTTAACAGGAATTTCTATGGATAGAATAATAAATTATCTTCTTTTAATAATAATTTTTGTTTTTGACCCTCTTGCCATATCTTTAGTAATAGCGGCTAATTTTGCTTTTGCTCAACTAAAAACAGGAAAAAAAGTGGAAAATAATAGTAAAGAAGAACAAAGAGAAGCATTGGTTGAGATGATACAAGAGGCTGAAGAAGGTGGATTGTATGAAGAACCAATTCAAGATAACATTGATTCTAATACATCTTCTCAAGAATCCTCAGTTAAGGAAACAATTGTAAAACTTCCTAAAAATTTAAAAGAAGCCTTTCAACAAACTTTAAAACATCAAAAAAGAGCAGGAAATACTGATATGGATTCTAACGATTTGGATAGGTTTTTCGAAGATTGATATATGTATATGTGAAACATATAACGTTACATTATGGCATTACGATTAACCTCCGTCAAAATAGAAGACGATTTATTTGAGGATTTTAAAGTTGCTTCAATAAGGCAAAAATTTAACCTACAAAAATTAGTCAATCGATCTATTCATTTATA